CTTACTGAAGCTCTTCTAAAATCAAACTCCGTTCAATATGCTAACAATATAATTGCAACATATAACGCTAAACCTACAATTCATAAATTCATTGAAGGTACACTTAGACCATGGCAAAAATATATTATAAGCCATTTCGATAAACCTGTAGACCGTAAAGTCGTATGGATATACGACTCTATAGGTAACGCAGGTAAATCATGGTTCACTAAATTCTGTGCTAGTAACCTAGCCCATAAATGTATGGTAATTGTTGCTCCTGGCAAACAAAAAGACATCTCTACTGTCATCAGAAATGAAATTAGCTCAGGCTGGAAAGGTAATGTAGTCATTATTGACATTCCTAGAGCAGCTGATTTCTCTGATATTTACACTTCTATTGAAGACTGTAAAAATGGCATGGTCACTGCCATTAAATACCAAGGAAAAACCATCATCTTCGATTGTTGTCACGTCTTCGTCATGAGCAACTTTTTTCCCAACACTAACATGTTATCTATGGATAGATGGAAAATTATAAACCTCCAAAATTTCATTTTTCCGGAAACTTTCCTAGAAGTTTCTGTTCCAGAAACTCTCCAAACGCCTCTTATAGAATCAGAGGCGCCGCATTCACATCTTATACAATCAGATGAAGTAATCAAAGAAATTTCGTCGGTAGAAACCTCCTCAATTAGTTTGATTACACACTAAGCGGGGGCATTAACATTAAATAATTTATTATTATATATTTATATATAATAATATAATTATTATGCCCCCTTTTTTTTTCTCCTGCGGAGGGCAGTAAGCAGCGCTACGCGCTATATCTCGTCGCTTCGCTCCTCGGAGCCTTCGGCCACGCTAATTAGAGCACGCGTCGCTTCGCTCCGCTCTGCGGCCATTTCGCGCATACTAATTTATATATTATATATATAAATTTTTTTTTATTTTTATTTTTTCTTCTTCTCAGGTTGCGGCTTAACCTCAACCTTTCCAGTAGCAACAACTTCTTTGTCGCTATCTCTATTCTTAACATATTCCAAATACATCTGTTTTTGCCAATTAGAAAATCCATTAGCTGAAATTGTAGATAGTGGTCCTACAGTAGAATTAGCCATTCCTGGCTTCACTTTCGTAACAAACAAAAACATATGTTCTATAGAATCAAGATTCAATCCACTCAAAGCTAAACCAGGAGTTGTTTCAATAGTGTCTCCTGCACATTTTACAAAACACATAAAACTCATTCTATCTGTTACAGCATCAGGTGATGGTACATTCAATTCATCAACTCCTGATAAAGGTCCAATAGTTGGCCCAACAGTAACACCTGCTAAACCACCAAATGTCTGAATTGAAGGAACATCAAATCCAACAGCCATAGGAGCTGATGAAATAGCTTGATAATACACAAAATATGTATTTGTATCTCCCAAAGGAAACTCTATTACTGAATAATGAGTTGAATCCTCAGTATCTTGATAAGCCAAAGTACATCCAACATCATTCAATGAAGATCCTGATAAATCATCAAGTGTTCCCCACATATTTGAACTAGTAACACCTGTAGAATTCTCAAACCAGGAAGATTTGATGTTATTATCTGATCCTCCATCAGGATCCAATCGAGGTTTCATGAGCTCTAACTCATAAGTAACCCAAAGCTCTCCTATATTCACAGAAGCTCCTTGTTGTCCAACTGTCGCAATCTGAAAATTACCAAAATCACAAAATCTCTGATCTTCCTCAGTATCGGAAGTCCTTATACAAAGTGTTTCAAGAGGTGATGTTCCACGAGCACACTCAATAGGATGAAGCATCGAACAAGACTGTTTAGCTGATGAAGCAAATTGATGATTCTCCATCTGCTGTTTCGTAGTAAACTCAGGTTTAGATACATCATATTCAGTAGCCATAATAACTGTTCCAAGTGCAGTATTAGTAGAATTCAAAGCATCTGCCGATGTTGACTTAAACTCAAAAATCATTCCTCGCATCTTATACTGCTCAAAAGCTCCGGCAACCTGCGCCAACCAAGGAAAAGTATCTGAAATACCTGGTTGAATTCGAAAAGCAGTATTATTGAATGTAGAATCTGCTGCTGTAACAATATCAGTCAAATACTCTCGATGACGAATAATAAATCGTCCATCCAACGAATTACGTACCTCCGGTGGATCATTTCCCATAGACAAAAGAACATTTTCTTTCACATTAAATCCATGTGGAGCATAATCTCCAAATCCAACCAAAGATTTAATAGAAGCTAAAGGATTTATCTGTGTCAATAACTCCTGAATTCCTTCTCCTACGACCGAACCCAAACGGGTACCATAATCCTTCTTATACGCACCTCTACCCCTAACCCGAGGTGCTCGAGCTGTTGAACCTGGTGATCGCACTGCTCCACGCTTATAATAAGCGCCCTTTCCTCCCACACCCTTGCCTCCTGCTCTCTTCTTCGCATAGGCAATAGCTATCGCTCTCCTCTGGGCTGGGCTACGGTAAGACATCTTTAACTTTTTTATATAAATATTTTTTTTTATATTTTTTTTTTTAAAAAATTGACAATTTTTTTATTTTTTTTTTAATTTAAAAAATTGACAATTTAAGTAAATTGTTAGCCGGGTACAGACAAAGTCAATAAGTAACAATATATATATATATATAAAAATATGGAAATTTCAGAATTTCCCCTAATTGAAGAAAGCGAAGATAAAAAATTCAGATTCGCTAACCAAAAGGTTATTTTAACCTACAAAACACATATTAATAAAGACGATATAATCGCCTTTATTAAAAATCTAGTTGAAAAATTCACAAAATCCATCAAATTCATTCGCTGTGCTCATGAAACCGGTAAAAAAACCGGCATTGAATATGACCACACTCATGTAGTCATTGACTTCGGTTCCGCAGTAAATACCAAAAACTGCAGATTCTTTGACTTCAAAGAAATTCATCCTAACATAAGAAAAATCATTGCTCCTAAACACTGGCGTAGAGCCATGAATTACCTTGCTAAAGAAGATCCTGATAACCAGGATCTTAAAAACGAAGAAGATATCAAACCTAAAGGTCCTTCAATTAAAGAAATTTGGGATTCAAATTCCCTTACTGAAGCTCTTCTAAAATCAAACTCCGTTCAATATGCTAACAATATAATTGCAACATATAACGCTAAACCTACAATTCATAAATTCATTGAAGGT